ATAAGATATAACGTAACAGGAGAAAAACGAAAAGAATTGGTAAAAATCATAGCGGCTGTCACGAGTGCAAAATCAAAGTATATGGGAATGCCAAGCGCGGCCTATGAGATTGGCGGATTCACGGTAACAAAGGACGGAACGCTGGTGTTTGATGATGCGGCATACAGCGAGGAAGTTGAAACTCTGTTAAAAGCCATCGCAGAAGCCGGCTTTGAATGTGAACAGAATGAAACTGCCGACCACATTTACATCGAAATGCCGAGGGATTACTACACGGATGCGGCGCTTGAAAATCTGAAGCGGATTATTAAGAGCAAGGAAACACTTATTAAAAAAGCCATCGGTACGGATGAATTACCGATTGAAGTAACGGATGAAAAAGTAATCTTTCCATGGTTTACCGATTTGGAACCTGAAGCGATACACGCCTATGCGGCTTTTATTCATAAGCTTTCCAGGATGGCAAAGGAAGCAACAAGAGTAACTGCTTCGGAGAAAGAAACCGAAAACGAGAAATACGCCTTCAGATGTTTTCTCTTAAGGCTCGGCTTTATCGGTGATGAATACAAGGCGGACAGAAAAATCCTGCTGAAGAATCTCTCGGGTTCTTCGGCCTTTAAGAACGGTCACAAACAAGAATCTGATATGGGAATGGAGTTCTTGCCTACATCTGAAAACACCGTAAAGATCGATCTGGAAGAAGCAAAAGAAAGACTCAAGGATCCGGAAGTGCAAAAAGAAATACGCGCCATCCTAAACGGCGAGGAGGTATCAGAATGAATTTTCCAAATAAAGAGACGGCAGAGGGAATCAGAAAGACCTACCCTGCAGGATGCCGTGTAGAACTCGTGTATATGAATGACTTCCAGGCACCGCCCGTCGGAACGAAAGGCACTGTCATTGGCGTGGATGATATCGGCTCTATTATGGTTCGATGGGACAACGGCTCCGGACTTTCCGTAGCCTATGGCGAGGACTTGTGCAGAAGGTGCGACTGATGGATAAGAAAGTAAGAGATCAGATCCTTGCCGTTAGAAATACCTCGCTTAGTAACATGTTCGATATCAGAGCCGTTCAGCGTATCGCCTATGAAATGGACTTCTATGAACTGGTAAATTACCTTGAGGAGAACCGAAAGGAATACGTCAGATTCATCCTCACAGGCGAGGAATAAACTGGCTGTTTTCAAGAATAATTCTTTGAAAAACTACAGAAAAGACTTGCTATTATTTCCGCTTCGAGTGATATATGTACATACCAAAAGAAACGGAGGATATGAAAATGACAAACAAGGAACTGAAAGACCAGAGCTTCAAAGAGGCGATGGAGTCATTGAAAAGAAAAAATGAACAGCGCGTAACCGAAATGGCACTTCAGACGATACCGGCGCTTGAAGGAAGAGGCGACCTTGAATCACACGGAAATGACAGCGAGGATTTTATTGAAATCAGCGTGTGGACTTTGAAAAAAGCGCTGGTTAAGGCATATGAGTTAGGTAAGGGCTGGTATTAAGGGAGGATACTGAAATGACGATAAACGAAGCAATGGAAAAATACAGACTGCCGAATCCGACCACACCGGAGGATCTTGAAAGCAGATGTAGTAAGGTGCTTTCCTTCGGAGACAAGGTGCTGCTTGCAGGATACTACTACAATGGCCAGAACAAACCTTTCTATTTCGGAGCGGTCTACGAATACCTCGAAGAGGGCAAGAAGACTTGCGAAAGCGCCATCGGGCTTTACATGGCAAGCGATGTGGAATTTACGGATGACGGTCACGCCATAGCCTGGGCGATGCAGCAGTAATTAAACAGAATAACAGTGAGAATGGAGCCGGGAGGCTCTATCTCTCGTAGAGATAGATTTTGGAAAAGTCGCATATAAGCGGCTTATTTTTATGCTTGGAGGTTGTGATGAAATTCTTAATCGACAGAAACGAACTTCCCTACGATGCGATGATATCCGATCCTAAAGAGCTTTGCCCTGTAGAGGAAGAAGGTGACGATACGGATGATGAGGAAACTGGAAAAATACAAACCGACACGGTTTATGGCAAAGGGCAGCCACTACGATAAGGACGCGGCAGATCATGCGGTGTGCTTTATAGAAAAATTCTGCTGTCATACAAAAGGACGCTGGGACGGCAAGCCTTTTGAACTGATCGACTGGCAGGAACAGATTATCAGGGATATTTTCGGCACGATAAAAGAAAACGGATACAGACAGTTCAATACGGCTTATGTGGAAATACCGAAAAAGCAAGGAAAAAGTGAACTGGCCGCCGCCGTTGCCCTCTATCTTCTCTGCGCTGATTTTGAACCGGGAGCCGAAGTATATGGGTGCGCCGCAGATCGTAACCAGGCGCAGATCGTCTTTGATGTTGCCCTTCAGATGGTCAAACGATGCCCGGCTCTTGAGAAAAAGATGAGCATACGGCCATCGCAAAAGGAAATGGAATATCTGCCCACGGGAAGCAAATACAAGGCGCTTTCCGCAGATGTGGCGAACAAGCACGGCTTCAACATCCACGGCGTCATCTTTGATGAGCTTCATACGCAGCCGAACCGAAAACTGTTTGATGTTATGACGAAAGGCTCGGGTGATGCAAGAATGCAGCCGCTGTATTTTCTGATTACTACAGCCGGAAACGATGTGAACTCCATCTGTTATGAACAGCATCAGAAAGCAAAGGATATTTTAGAAGGCAGAAAGCATGACGCGACATTTTATCCGGTAATATTCGGAGCGGACGAGGATGAAGACTGGACGGATCCGAAAGTGTGGAAGAAAGCGAACCCGTCTCTTGGCATTACAGTGGGAATAGACAAAGTGGAAACAGCCTGTGAGCAGGCAAAGCAAAATCCCGCCGAGGAGAATGCTTTCCGTCAGCTAAGACTCAATCAATGGGTGAAGCAGTCCGTCAGATGGATGCCGATGGATAAATGGGATGCCTGCGCCTTTGCCATAAACGAGGACGCTTTGGAAGGCAGAGTCTGCTACGGCGGGCTTGACCTCTCAAGTACCGCGGATATCACGGCTTTCGTTCTCGTGTTCCCGCCGCAGGACGAGGAGGACAAATACAGTATCCTCCCCTACTTCTGGGTACCGGAAGATACACTGGAACTTCGAGTAAAAAGGGATCATGTCATGTATGACCTTTGGGAAAAGCAGGGCTTTATACAGACAACGGAAGGAAATGTCATTCACTATGGATTTATTGAGAAATTCATTGAAGAACTCGGGAATCATTTCAACATCCGTGAGATTGCCTTTGACCGCTGGGGCGCTGTTCAGATGGTTCAGAATCTTGAAGGCATGGGTTTTACAGTCGTACCTTTCGGACAGGGCTTTAAGGATATGTCCCCGCCGACAAAGGAACTGATGAAACTGACGCTGGAGGAAAAAATCGCCCACGGGGGACATCCTGTTCTTCGGTGGATGATGGACAACATTTATGTAAGAACCGATCCTGCCGGGAACATAAAAGCGGACAAGGAAAAATCGACAGAAAAAATCGATGGAGCCATTGCCACCATCATGGCGCTCGACAGAGCGATAAGGTGTGGAAACGATACAAGCGCTTCGGTGTATGACAGCCGGGGACTGCTGATCATATAACACAAGGGCATCTCTATAGGAGGTGCTTTTCTTATACTCATTTTTGCGAAAGGAAGGATGCTTATGAGCATATTTTCAGGACTTTTCAAGTCAAGAGACAAGCCGGAAAACAGGACACCGGGAAGCAGCTACGCTTTTTATCTTGGAGGAGCTTCCTCCGGAAAGATGGTAACGGAGCGAAGCGCGATGCAGATGACGGCAGTCTACGCCTGCGTAAGAATTCTCTCGGAGGCGATTGCCGGACTTCCGCTCCATGTGTACCGATATAAAGAAGACGGAGGAAAAGAAAAAGCAACCCGCCATCCCTTATACCTGCTTCTTCATGATGAGCCAAACCCGGAGATGAGTTCATTCGTGTTCAGAGAGACACTGATGACTCATCTTTTATTATGGGGAAACGCTTACGCGCAGATCATCCGAAACGGCAAGGGGGAGGTAGTGGCGCTCTATCCACTCATGCCAAACAAAATGAGCGTTGACCGTGACAAGAACGGAATTCTCTACTATGAGTATCAGCGTTCATCGGATGAGGCGCATACCATGAAAGGTTATTCGGTGGTACTTACTCCATCCGATGTGCTGCATATTCCGGGACTCGGCTTTGACGGGCTTGTAGGATACTCCCCGATTGCTATGGCAAAGAACGCTATCGGACTTGCCCTTGCAACAGAAGAATACGGCAGTAAATTTTTCGCAAACGGGGCAGCGCCAAGCGGCGTATTGGAACATCCGGGAATCATCAAGGATCCTGCAAGAGTGCGAGAAAGCTGGCAGTCGACCTTCGGCGGCTCTCATAACAGCAACAAGATCGCCGTGCTGGAAGAAGGCATGAAATACACGCCGATTTCCATCTCTCCGGAGCAGGCGCAGTTTTTGGAAACAAGAAAATTTCAGATCGATGAGATTGCAAGAATCTTCCGTGTGCCGCCGCATATGGTGGGAGATCTTGAAAAATCGAGCTTTTCAAACATTGAGCAGCAGTCGCTGGAGTTTGTAAAATACACACTCGATCCATGGGTCATCCGCTGGGAACAGTCCATTCAAAGAACGCTGCTTACACAGGAAGAGAAAAAAAGCTTCTTTGTGAAATTCAATGTGGAAGGGCTTTTAAGAGGCGATTATCAAAGCAGGATGGAAGGTTACGCTACGGCAAGGCAGAACGGATGGATGAGCGCTAATGACATCCGGGAGCTTGAAAATCTCGACCGTATTTCCAAAGAGGAGGGCGGCGATCTTTATCTAATTAACGGCAACATGCTCCCGCTTTCAAAGGCGGGCGCTTTTGCATATGAACAAAACAACAACGGAAAGGAGAACGAATCCGATGAAGAACAAAAAGTTCTGGAACTGGAAAAACCGGGCGGAGGAAAGTCCGTCCGAAGAGAGAGTTCTTGAACTCTACGGCACGATAGCAGAAGACAGCTGGTTTGACGATGATATTACGCCGGAGATGTTTAGAAAGGAACTCTTTTCAGGAAACGGACCCATCACCGTGTGGATCAATTCACCGGGCGGAGACTGCATTGCGGCCAGTCAGATTTATACGATGCTGATGGATTACAAGGCAGATGTCACGGTCAAGATTGACGGTATCGCGGCATCCGCAGCATCGGTCATTGCAATGGCGGGAACAAAGGTGCTGATGGCGCCTACCGCACTTCTGATGATCCATAATCCGGCAACCATCGCCTTTGGGGATCATGTGGATATGACCAAGGCGATTGAGATGCTTACTGAAGTAAAAGAAAGCATCATCAACGCCTATGAAATCAAAACCGGACTGTCTCATGCAAAGCTCGGTCGCATGATGGACGAGACCACCTGGATGAATGCAAAAAAAGCTATGGAACTTGGCTTTGCGGATGACATCTTAAGCGATGCAAAACGCATAGCAGAAGATATAGCCGGATATGCCTTTTCAGCTTCAGCGCCATACAGGGCGCTTTTTAACAAGCTGTCAGAGAAGAAGAAAGATAAGCCGGAAAAGAAGCCGGACGGAAGAAAGGTCGATGACCTGAAAGCATCACTATATAAAAAACTGCTGTAAAGCAAGGAGGAAAAAATTATGACGATTACGGAAATGAGAAACAAAAGAGCAAAGCTGTGGAAGACGATGGAGGGGTTTTTGGATACCCACAGAAATGACATGGGCGTACTCTCCGCAGAAGATGATGCAACCTATGCGGATATGGAAAAGGACCTCGACAGCATGACCAATGAGATCAAACGCATGGAAAGACGCGAGGTTATCGAGGCGGAACTGAACCGACCTGTGAATCAGCCGATTACAGAGGTTCCTGAAAAAACAGACCTGCTTAAGGAAAAGATGGGAAGAGCTTCCGATGCATATAAGGAGGACTTCGACAGACATCTGCGCGGTAAAACGCTTGTGCATAATGTTTTATCCGAGGGTGTGGATGCCGATGGCGGCTACCTTGTACCGGAGGAATTCGAAAGAGATATCGTAACGGCGCTCACCGAAGAGAATGTGATCCGCTCCCTTGCCAAAGTCATTACTACGCAGCATGAAAGAAAAATCCCTGTTGCAACAGGACACTCCGTAGCGCAGTGGACTGCGGAAAACGCGGCGTATACCGAGAGCAATCCGACCTTCGGTCAGAAGCAGATTGATGCGTTCAAGCTTACGGATCTTTGCAGAGTCAGTGTAGAGCTTTTGCAGGATGCCGCTTTTGATATTGAGGATTATCTTATGAAGGAGTTTGCCAGAGCCTTTGGCATTGCCGAGGAACAGGCTTTCTGTGTGGGAACGGGAAGCAATCAGCCGACAGGCATCTTTACCGCAAACGGCGGAACGGTCGGCGTTACAGCCGCCGCGACAGGGGCTGTGACTGCGGATGAACTGATCAGCCTTGTTTATGCACTGAAATCACCGTACCGCAGAAACGCAAAGTTCCTGCTCAACGATGCAACGATTTCATCCATTCGCAAGCTGAAAGACAATAACGGCGCGTATCTGTGGCAGCCTTCCGTTCAGGCTGGACAGCCTGACAGACTGCTTGGCTATGAAATCTATACCAGTCCGTATGCTCCGGTTGTCGCTGCAGGCGCACTTGCTATCGCATTTGGCGATTTCAAAAATTACTGGATCGGAGACCGTGCGGGAAGAACCGTACAGAGACTGAATGAACTCTATGCGACAAACGGTCAGATCGGATACGTGGCGACTGAGCGTGTGGACGGCAAGGTTATTCTGCCGGAAGGCATTCAGCTGCTTAAGATGAAGTCGGCTTAAGGAAAAGGAGGCGGCGGTGATGGAATCATTACTTGAAAAAGTAAAAGCGAATCTGATTCTTACGCATACGGCGGATGATGCACTGTTAAAAGAGTACATCACTGCCGCAGCAGCTTACGCGGAAAGCTATCAGCATATCCGGGAAGGCTTTTATGCGGAAAATGAAATGCCTGCGACAACGCAGCAGGCAGTCATTATGCTTGCAAGCCATTTTTATGAATCAAGGGACGGCTCTACAGGCGGTTTTTTCTCGGATAATACAAATGCGGCACAGCAGGTATGGAATACGGTCAATCTTCTTTTAAGACTTGACCGGGAATGGAAGGTGTAACGGTGAGCTTCGGAAAGATGAATACTTTTATTTCCCTTACAGAGAAGCAGTTCATTCAGGATGATGAAGGATTTCAGACGGAAACGGATGTGACTGTTGCGAAAGTCAGGGCTTACAGAGAAGGACGGCACGGAAGCGAGAGATGGGCAAACATGTCCACCTATTCGGACGCTACGGATCTTTTCCGTTTCCGATGCATTCCGGGTGTCAGCGTTACAACGGAAATGAAGATACTCTGCGACGGACATGTCTTTGAAATCACATCGGTGGAGGATATCAGAGGAAGAGGCATGTATCTTGAAACTTTGGGAAGGGAGGTGAAAAAGAGTGGCTAAAGCAACATGGAAAATGCCGGAGGAATTTTTAATGAAGGTGTCGCGCCTTGCGGATAAAACGGATACTATCCTGCCGAAGGTTCTGGAGGCGGGAGGAAAAGTTGTGGAAAGCAAGGTCAGATCCAATCTGGCATCTGTCATCGGAAAGGATACGAAAAAGCCCTCACGCTCAACGGGGCAGCTGTTATCCGCGCTTGGCACCTCTCCTGCCAAGCAGGATCGAAACGGCAACTTCAATGTAAAGGTGGGTTTTTCAGAGCCGAGAAGGAACGGCGACAGCAATGCGAAAATCGCATCGGTTCTTGAATACGGAAGAAGCGGACAGAGAGCAAAGCCCTTCTTAAAGCCCGCCAAATCCGCATCGAAAAGCGCTGCGATAGAAGCGATGAAGGAAAAACTGGAAGCGGAGGTGAAAGGCTTGTGAGTTTACTTTCAGAGATAAAAACCGCAGTTACAGGCTGCGGTCTTTCGGTAGAGACTGGAGTATTCTCCGGTAAGCCTCCGGATGAGTATGCGGTGATAACACCGCTTTTAGATACTTACGCACTTCATGCGGACGATTATCCGGGATATGAAATTGAGGAGGCAAGAATATCCCTTTTTTCAAAAGGGAACTATATGAGGCGGAGGAAACAGCTTTCGAAGGCGTTTCTTGCCGCTGATTTTGTTATTACAAACAGACGGTACATCGGTCATGAAGATGATACCGGCTATCATCACTATGCCATTGACGTGGCGAAACTATATGAAACGGAGGAATAAAGATTATGGCGACAATCGGTCTTGATAAACTTTTCTATTCCAAAATCACAGAAGATACGGATGGAAATGAAACCTATGAAACGCCGCTGCCTCTTGCGAAGGCGATGACCGCAGAGCTTTCTGTGGAACTTGCGGAAGCGACGCTTTACGCGGATGACGGAGCGGCGGAGGTTGTAAAGGAGTTTCAAAGCGGAACGCTGACACTTGGCGTGGATAACATCGGAACGGCGGTGGCAGAGGTGCTGACAGGTGCAAAAATCGACAACAACAAAGTGCTGATTTCCGCCTCGGAGGACGGAGGAGTTCCTGTAGCGATCGGATTTCGTGCAAAAAAGGCCAACGGTAAGTACCGTTATTTCTGGCTTTACCGCGTGAAGTTCGGTATCCCCGCGACAAACCTTACGACAAAGGGAGAAAGCATTGAATTTTCCACGCCATCCATTGAGGGAACGGTAATGCGCAGAAACAAGGTGGACGGTCAGGGCAAGCATCCGTGGAAAGCGGAAGTTTCGGAAGATGATACGGGCGTAGCTGCAAATACCATAACGAATTGGTACAAGAATGTTTATGAGCCGGCATACACCGCTTCCGGCGGCGGGGAAGGATAAGGAGGAAGTGAAAAATGGATGAACGAAGTGCGGTAATTACTATCGGCGGACAGGAGTATGAAATGCTCCTTACAACAAGAGCGACAAAGCTGATTGCGGGAAGATACGGAGGGCTTGAGAACCTTGGAGACAAGCTTATGAAAGCTGAAAATTTTGAGATGGCGCTGGATGAGATCATCTGGCTTATCACACTGCTCTGCAATCAGAGAATCCTGGTTCATAACCTGAAACATCCGGATGAGAAGAAGGCGGAGCTTACCGCAGAGGAAGTGGAACTTCTTACATCTCCGATGGAACTGACCGGCTACAAGGATGCCATTATGGAAGCCATGTACCGGGGAACAAAACGAAATGTGGAAAGTGAGCCTGACTTAAAAAACGCGGCAGCCGAGTAAATGACGAAGAGTTGTTTACCCGGCTTTTCTATTACGGCATCTGTCAGCTTCATCTTACGCAGGAGGAGTTCTGGCTGATGCCGTTTGGACTTTTTATGGATCTTTGGGAATGCCACAAACAATACAGCGGCATATCCAAACCGAAGCAGTATCTCACAATCGATGAGATCATACCATACGGAATTTAACAGGGAGGAGGTTAGTGCATATGGCGGATAATTTCGGACTTAAAATCGGCGTAGAAGGCGAGCGTGAATTTAAGAAGGCGCTTTCTGAAATCAATCAGTCTTTTAAAGTTCTTGGCTCCGAAATGAAGCTTGTCACTTCACAGTTTGATAAAAACGATAAGTCCGTTCACGCACTCTCCTCCCGCAATCAAGTCCTCAACAAGGAGATTGAAGCACAGAAAGCAAAAATCGAGACTTTAAAAGGTGCTCTTGATAACGCATCTTCCTCTTTCGGAGAAAACGACAAACGCACACAGAACTGGCAGATACAGCTGAATAATGCACAGGCCTCATTAAATGATATGGAGCGTGAGCTTCAGGAGAATAATAAGGCTTTGGAAGAAGCGGAAAGTGGATTTGACGAAGCTGGCGATGAGGCCGGCGAGTTTGCCGAAGAAGTGGACGATGCCGGAGAACAAACCGAAGATGCAGGCGGTAAGTTCCAAAAGCTCGGAGAAATTGCAAAAACTGTAGGTAAAGCGATGGCGGCCGCCGCTCTCGCTATCGGCGCTGCTGCAATCGCTGCAGGGAAAGCCCTGTGGAAGATGGCAAACGATGTAGCTGAAGCCGGCGATGAAATTGATAAGATGTCGCAGAAAATTGGCATCAGCGCAGAATCTTATCAAAAATGGGACTACGTATTTCAGAGATGCGGAACGGATGTTAATAATCTGCAGGCAGGCATGAAAACACTCTCCGGCGTTATTGCCGATGCAGGCAGTGGATCTGCTTCCGCAGCAAAAAAGCTAGCGGCGGTCGGTCTTTCCATTGAGGATCTCAATGGAAAAAGCCAGGATGAACAGCTGTCTATTGTGATAGCAGCGCTTCAAAATATGGGATCGGGTGCTGAACGTACCGCTGCCGCAGCAGATCTTTTAGGTAAGTCTGCTACAGAGCTTGGCCCGGTTTTAAATATGACGGCCGAAGAGACAGAAGCTCTGAAAAAGGAAGCAGAGGACTACGGCATGGTCATGAGCAATGAAGCCGTAGCTGCCTCAGCCGCATTTGAAGACAGTCTTACGAAACTCAAAGGTACGATGACCGGTCTTAAAAACCGCATGGTCGGTGAACTTCTTCCCGGCATTACACAGATTATGGACGGATTGTCCGATCTTGCTGTCGGAAACGAAGAAGCCGGTGAAGAGATCAAGAATGGAGTAACTTCAGTTATTGAAACGGTATCCTCTATGATACCGCAGGCGGTTCAGCTGATATCGACGATTGCGGCGGCTGTGCTGGAAAGCGCGCCGTCCATCATTTCCGCACTTGCGGAGGGGATCATTGAAGCAATCCCGATTTTAACACCTGTTATACTCTCGGTTATTACAGAGTTGATTGGGGCACTCGTGACTCTGCTGCCACAGATTGTAGATGCGGGAATGCAGATTATTGTATCCCTTATACAGGGCATTGCTCAGGCTGTACCGACTCTTATTCCACAGGTTGTTCTTGTGGTGACACAGATTGTGCAGACGCTTATTGATAATATGCCGCTTCTTCTTACAGCGGCGCTTCAGCTTATTTTGGGACTTGCACAGGGGCTTCTTGATGCGATTCCGCAGCTTGTAGCGGCGCTTCCCGCAATTATAACGGCGATCGTGGATTTTGTGATTTCAGCAATTCCGCAGATCATTGATGCAGGGATTCAGCTTCTGACCGCACTGATTACGGCTCTTCCTGAAATTATTACGGCAATCGTGGAAGCGATCCCTCAGATCATAGACGGCATTCTGACGGCGATTCTTGGCAGCATTCCTAAACTGATAGATGCAGGGGTGAAGCTTTTGATTGCTTTGATTGAAAATCTTCCGCTGATTATTACAACGATTATCAGCGCTATGCCGAAGATTATCGCATCCATTGTGAATGCACTGATTGGAAATATCGACAAGATTATCATTGCGGGAGTAAAGCTCTTTGCTTCACTGATCAGAAACCTTCCGCAGATCATAGCAGCTGTCGTAAAAGCGGTACCGCAGATCATTGCGGCGATTGTAAAAGGCTTTGCAGGCGGTATATCTCAGATGGCAAGAGTCGGACTGAATCTGATTAAGGGAATCTGGAACGGCATAGGAGATGCGGCATCCTGGCTTTGGGGAAAAGTCAGCGGATTCTGCTCAAACCTGATGAGCAAAATCAAAGGTTTTTTCGGGATTTCGTCCCCATCCAAAGAAATGGCATGGATTGGAGATATGCTTACGAAAGGTCTTGCGGGAGGAATTGATAACGGAGCGGGATTTGCCGTGAAAGCCGCACAGGATCTAAATGACGGCATCATGGGCGTTATGAGCGGACTTTCCGATGATATGCAGTCAGCCGTTCCAGGCAGATTTAATCTGGATGCGGATGCAACGCTGCACTCTGCTTTCAGCGGAGCAAACAAAGCCGAATCCGGCGCTCCCCTCATTTCAATCGGACAGATGATCGTAAGAAGTGAGGATGATATCCGAAGAATCTCCCAGGAACTATATAACCTGATTCAGACCGGCTCCCGCGCCCGGGGACGTTTTTCAACCGCTTAAGGAGGTGCTTTTGTGGGATTTATATATAACGATATTACTTCAAGCGATATGGGACTTAAGGCAAGACTTACCTCATGGCAGGTGAGCGGAAAGTTAAGGAATTTTACAGCATCCGTACCGGGAAAATACGGCGTGTCCGATTTCGGAGCGGACTATGATTACCGGGAGATTAAAGTATCCTGCAGCATCTTTCCGAAAATAAACTTTGCATCTCTTGTCAGTACACTTGATGCCATCGCTTTGTGGCTTGATCCCTTGAGCGGATTAAAGCAGCTTATTTTTGATGAAGTGCCGGACAGATATTTCATGGCAAGACTGGCAGGAGAGGTGGACTGCGAGAGACTTCTTAAAAGTTCCGGCAGATTCGAGCTATCCTTTTTCTGTCCGGACCCGTTTGCTTATGCGATTACAGATGAAGAGTTTACCGTTTCCGGAGAAGGCGCCTCTACGGTAAAGAGAACGAAAGGAAATATGGAATCGAATCCTGTCTACAGATTGAAGGGCGTTATGACGGCAGGAGAAGGGAATTTCATCACGGTTACAACAAACGAAGAGGAAATAAAAGTTGTAAATGCAGCTCTTTCAGAAACCGAGAGGCTTGTCATCGATTCGGAAAAAATGACCGCTTTTGTGGAGGATGCAAACGGAAATATCATAAGAAACGGACTTCCCTATCTTGAGAATCTTAATTTTCCGCATCTTAAAGCCGGCGACAACGAGGTTCATATATCCGCCGAAAATGCGGTATTTACAAGCCTTGAAATAGAGGCGAAAAGCAGATGGAGGTAGACGTCATGGCCTTAAAGACGATTTTAAATAAACAGACAGACTTTACAGGAGAGTTTTCAAAAGAAAATGCGAAGGATGGACTTTTGCGGTTTAATGAAAATCAGCCGGACGAGGATACCTGTCTTCTTGATTCATCGGGCAAAGGAAGAAAAGCTTTTATCAATCAATGGAGCGGCACGACAGCATCGCTAACAGGAGGAATCTTTGGCTCGTATTTTCGGATGAACATCAATAATCCGCCCGTAGAGCAAACGTATCTCAAAGTTACAAATGTCGGGAGCATTTTTTCAGGAGTCGGAGAGCGAATCATTACAGGCGGATGGATGCGTCCGACCACCTATTCGGTCGGCAATACCTATACGCCGATCTTAAATACCCGATATGGTCCTGGACAGCCCATTTTTTATCTTTCTCTTTTTAGAGGAAAACCGAGACTGATGCTTTATGACAGCGCAGGGACGCTGATCATGGATGAGACGGTTACGCCTTCATTCGCATTGGAAAATGCAAAGTGGTATTTCATCGCTGTAGTGATAGAACCGGGGGATAAAAAGGCGCAGTATGTGGTAGGAAGCAAAGAAACCGGGGCGGTATGGATATCAGAAACGCTTACCTTTACAGGAGAGCTTAATACGCAGTGCACGGCGGATATCATCTTTGGCATGCATGCGGATTCCTACTGGTATGCGGGAGGACTTGATGACTGGTTTTTAGACTGTAGTTCTACTCTTACCGCAGATGACCTTGCCAACTATTTTAAATCGGCTGCATCGGCAAATGCGGGAGATACGGCGGGAACCGTTGACGGCATAACAGAACCCGGTGCGGTTACGCTTCGAAAATCAGGCGGCGCATATCCCTCTGAAGGCGTTCTTGTTACGGCAGCGGCAGAATGCGCACTTTCAGGAACGGGAAGAGTGTCTGTTACAAGCGAGTACATTTCAGGGACAACCGGCATCTCTCTTATTGAAACCTCAACAAGTGATGACCTTTCATACTGGAGCAGCTGGGCTACGGTCGGCTCTGACGGAAAGCTTGCTTCTCCCAATAAAAACTATATTCGCTTTCGGATCACCATGACAACAAACGATCCTGCAAAGACACCGAAAATAACGGAGATCAGGCTTTATGACATTCCAAAAACTCCCTATGAACGAATCGGATACGCAAGACCTGTGGTTTTGGATGTAAGCGGAAAATGGGAGGCGGTGCTTGAAAACGCCTATGACATCATCGTAACAGGAGAAATCAACGGTGAGGATACGCTGTCCTTTAAGCTGCCGTACCGTGACAGGAAGAGAAGATATATTGAAAGCGAAAAGAAAATTCAGATCGTAAATGATGTGTATAAAGTGCGAACGGTAACGGATACAAAGGATACGGACGGCAGCTCCGTGACAGAGGTGTATGCGGAAGCGGAATTTTATGATCTGACCTTTTCCGTTCGTAAAGAGGAAAAGACCTTTGACGCAGAGCTTCCAAAAGCTGCGATGGAATATGCGCTTTCCGGCACGGAGTGGAGTGTTGGAACCGTAAATGTCAGAACGAAACGAACCTGGACAAGCAAAGAGAAAAACGCGCTTTCCATCTTAAGAAACACGGCGGATCTTCACGGCGGAGACCTTGTCTTTGACTGCGCGAACAGGCTGGTGCATCTTCTTACCGTAAAGGGAAAGGACAGCGGGGCTTTGTTTTCCTACAAAAAGAACATGAAATCCATACGGCGCATCGTGGATACCAGAAGTCTTGTGACAAGGCTTTATGCTGTCGGCGCGGAGGGGCTTACCTTTTCCGACATCAACAATGGAAAGCCGTATGTGGAAGATTATACATGGTCGGATGAAGTAAGAATCAGTACGCTTGACTGCTCTTCTTTTACCAATCCGTATCAGATGAAGGAGTATGCCGAAATGCGGCTTTCTCAGTATGCAAAGCCCTCCATTTCCTATGTGCTGAATGCAATGGATTTATCTGTTTTGACAGGATACGAGCGTGAAGCCTGGGAGCTTGGAGATTACGTGCGGGTGGAAGACAGAGAACTTGGCATTTCCGTCACCACAAGGATCATCCGAAGAGAATATAACCTGCAGGAGCCGTGGAACACGGTGCTGGAGCTTTCCACAACGCTTAAAAATCTGGGAAGCTCTGCAAGTCAGTGGGACAATGCGGCGGACACGCTGGAAGGCACCAGCATGGTATCAAATGACGATATACGGGAAATGGTGCCTTTTAATCTGCTTCGAAATTCAAGAGCGGATGACGGACTTTCCTACTGGATAAGTTCAGGCTTTGAAGCCGATGGAGAAAACGGTGCGTCCGGCACCGCCTCTTTTAAAGCGGAAGGCGTGTCCCAAATGACCAAAAGCCTATCGCAGACCGTATATCCTGCAAACCGTGACAGCTTCTGCATATCGGCGCAGATCGGTTCGGAGAACTTAAAGAAACTCTCTGAACACTCACAGGTCGGCATCGAGGTGGTCATTGAATATGAGGATGGGAAAATTGAGAGCCGATTTATCGATCTTTTCTGATGGGAGGCGTTTATGTATTTTTCAAAGACACAGGCGAAGATCACGCCGAAAAATTACGGTGAAAGAATAAAATCCGTGACGATAAGGCTTTCTATCACGGACTGCACAGGAATATTTTATGTAACAGATATCTTTTTGCAGGCAGGAGCCGTCGCAACGGGATGGGTAGGACATCCTTCGGAAATCAGGTGGACGCTTGATGGCTAAGATACGCTTTATCCGCCTTGCGGAAGTCATAAACAAAAAGGAAAAGAAGCGCGTGGTGAGTATTTCCGTCATTCCTACCGTTACGGACTGCTCAGGCACGGTCTGGTTTACAGACCTTCAGCTTCAGGAAGGAGAGGCGCTTTCAGGGTTTATTTTGCATACGGAAAAATGCCTTTTGAAATACAGAGAAAACGGATCCGTTAAGGCACCGCTATGGTTTAACGGAATCGTCCGGACAAAAGAAACCGTCATCATCTGCAATCAGGGAGAAACTTCCGCTCCGCTTGATATCCATATCTATCCGAAATCCGCCATGGCAGGCGGCAAGATAAGACTTTCCCAGGGAGCAGGCGGACAAAAGGTTATCTTTCCCGGCACTTTAAATGCTGAAGATGATCTGGCGCTTCTTGCGTCTACAAGAGAGTGCAAAAGAAACGGCGCGGAGGAAAGAAAAGAAGGATTTTATCAGTACAGCGCAGCATGGGATTCCAAACACAATATTCAGCTTGAGGATAAGAAAAGCGCAAGGCTTCTTTTTATCCTGCAGCAGATGCAGGACGGAGGTGAAAAACTCTGATGGATACGCTTAAGGGAAAGAAAATCATGGTGTGGACCTATATGGGAAATGCGAGGATGTATGAAGCACTGAACAAATACGGAGACCGGATCAGCCAGATCGGTCTTTTTTCTTTTAAGGTCAGAGCGAGCGGAGAAATCTATGAAACAGGCGTTGCCGTTTCCGACATGCTTTCCTATGTAAATAAGTACCCGCATATCAAATGGCTCTTAACCATCTCTAATGACGGAGCAAACAGCATCTTCAGAGCCATCCGGGATAACACGGGCGGCGCGCAGGACAGGTTTATTACGGAGATTATCCGCATTATGGAAAAATACCCGTGGTGCAGCGGAATCGATATCGACCTTGAAAGGGGCGACGGATATGACACGCATGCGGTATCTACCGCGATGTTTCGAAGGATCTATAGTGCGGTAAAGGCTTATGATGCAGAGAAGATGCTGAACATCTGCCTTCCCGGCATGACCGGAGTAAACGGCTCGGTGGGAGGAGAAAACTGGTGTGTTTATGCAGATCTAAATCCTTACTGCGATACCGCATCCATCATGAGCTACGGCATGGCATGGGCAGGCTCCGCTCCGGGGCCTGTGTCCCCAAGAAGCTGGCTGGAAGGAATCTATGACTACGCATCAAAGGTGATGGATCGGGATAAGATATTCCTCGGCATGCCCGCCTACGGCTGGAACTGGCAGATTTACGATAAGCCGGAGAATCTTGGAGAAACCTACCGAGGAATATCCAATACCTACTATGCCGCAAAAAACTGGATGAACGGGGGTTATAACTTTACGGATGATGCGCCTCCGCAGCCCTTTATTCCCATCGTATCCTACTGGGATGACTACAATAAGGTGCCGTGGGCGCTTCCCCAGGTCTATGACTACATGGAAGGGCGTGACGCAGACAGTTTTAGTTATCCGCAAATGGAAAGCGAATACAACCGAAGGCATTACCTGACGTCTTATGCAAAAGAGCAAAAGACACAGTTTGGAACGATATATATCGACAAAAACGGAAAGCCGGACAGCACGTCGGGAATCGTATCAACAGAAAACGGAATTACAGTTCTTGGTGATGCGGGAGAGGCGGTCTTTCACTTTTCTATTCCCACAGCGGGAACTTACGATGTCGCAGTCAGGCTATGTTATCCCTTCTGGAACAAAAACGGAATTTATATATCCCTTGACGGAAACAGAAAGCATTATACGGAAAGCCGCCTGTGGTGGCCATACTGGAGAACGACTTTCTGGGCGGTACTTGCAAAAGGGAAAGCATTATCTGCCGGAGCGCATACGCTGAAAATATCAGTTGATGTGAAAGGTGTGCAGTTTTACGGATTTTGCGTCTGCTCCGCCTTTTCGGAAAGTCCGTCCGCAGGGAATGCGGCATATACCCTTTCTCCGAGAGCCTTTATGGATGTGAACGGCAATATGGCAGAGCCGGATAAAGGCTTTAAGCTGACGCTTGAAATGCTTCGAAGAAAACCGGATTCCGCACTTGTCTGGTATGAGGATTTCAGAGACAGCGAGGCTCTGCAGGAAAGCTACTGGCAGACCATATCCGGCAAATGGAAGGTGTGGCGCTCGGATGAGTACAGCCCGGAGAGGGTTTATTCCCAGCTGGAAGGATATGGACAGCTTGCCTGGCAGTATGAGGGCTTTAAAGACATACACATAAGGGCGAGGCTTGCCTTTCCTGCAGACGGAAACGGGCGAGCCGGGGTATTCTGCGGCAGTCTTTTCTGCTGCCTTAATGTGTCAAGCCAGGCGGTGGAACTGTATAACGAGGCATCCTTAATAGGCAGTTATCATCAGAAGATTGATAAAACCTCTTCGGCGCATATCCGTGATGCTCCTTCCATGTACACGGTGGAAATGAGAATCCGGGGAAACAAAGTCAGAGTTTACTCCGGGGCATCATCCTCTTTAAGATTTACGGCAAATGTAAGCGGCTTTACAGGAGGAACGGCAGGCTACCGATCCGATCATAAAACGGTATGCGAACTTCTCAGGCTCGGAGATGCATGGACTTATGAGCCGTATGAAAGGTTTGATGTCACTATGCCGGACGGAACTTTCAAAAGCTACGGAAGAATCAGCAGGACAAACTGTATCTGGAACGAGGAGTTTCAGGTGTTTACGCTGACAAGCGACATAGAAGAATCCGCTTCCCGAAGTGAAGAGATCTCCATGGACTATGACTTTTTCCATTCGGATATCTTAACGGGCGTTACATGCGGAAACGACTATACGGTTCGCATTATGCCAAAGGATATCAACATCTGGATCGCACGGCTTTTTCTCGGTGATGCGGACGGGTTCTCCATCCTCTATTTTCAGGATGTGGACAGCCTGATTTACTGGGCGAATCAGGCGGCATACCGCTGGAAGCTAAGAGGCATGTGCATGTGGTCGCTGGGACAGGAAGACTTAAGACTTTGGGAGTCGCTTCCAAAGCAGATCTGAATTAACGAACAAACATATCTTGGGAACAGGCGATTGCTTTTGGGCAGTCGCTTTTTCTATACAAAAATTTTTCATGTAAGAAAGGAAGGTAAAACATTATGAAAGAATTCTGGAACCTGATTCAAATCGCATTTGCAGCGCTGGGAGGATGGCTCGGATATTTCCTTGGAGGGTGCGACGGTCTTTTGATTGCGCTTGTCGCCTTTGTCGCCATCGACTATGTCACGGGAGTGATGTGCGCGGTAACGGACAAGAACCTCTCAAGCGGAGTCGGATTTAAAGGGATTTGCCGCAAGGTCATCATTTTTATGCTGGTCGGGGTTGCCAATATCCTCGACACCAGAGTGATCGGAACAGGCAGCGTCCTTAGAAGCGCTGTCATTTTCTTTTATTTATCCAATGAAGGCATCAGTCTTTTAGAAAATGCAGGACATTTAGGACTGCCTATTCCTGAAAAGTTAAAAGCGGTTTTGGAGCAGCTTCATGACAGAGCGGAGAAGGAGGAAAAATAATCATGATAAGAAAAGGCATCGATGTGTCGGTATGGCAGGGTGATATCGATTTTTATAAAGTGAAGAAGTCAGGCATTGATTTTGTTATCATCCGTGCCGGATACGGCAATGGAAATAAGGATAAATGGTTTGAAGAAAATTACCGAAAAGCGAAAGCGGCGGGGCTTGATGCAGGGGCTTACTGGTACAGCTATGCGGCATCCGTCTCGGATGCATTTGATGAAGCCCTCTCCGCTGCAAAGGTTCTTAAGGGAAAAACATTTGAATATCCGATTTACTTTGATATCGAGGAGCAAAAGCAGATCAGTAAAGGGCAGGACTTTTGCTCCTCTCTCATTTCCACCTTCTGCAGCAAAATGGAGACGCTTGGCTATTTTGCGGGGTTTTATACCTCTCTTTCAGCGGCCATGCATGCGGTTTCTCCTGCGGTAAGAAAGCGTTATGCCTTTTGGATCGCGCAGTGGAACGACAGATGCACATATGATGGAACGTACGGACTTTGGCAGTATTCCTCCAAAGGCTCGGTAGAAGGAATTTCAGGAAGGGTGGATATGGATTATGCCTATATTGATTATCCTTCAATCATTAAAAAAAGTGGATTAAACGGTTATATGAAAGGAAGTGCAACTATGGCAAGAACGGCGGATGCTTTCGTTTTGGCAATGGAATCATGGAACGGCTACTCGGAAGCAAACGGAAAATTCAAAACAATCATAGACCTGTATAACAGTCATAAGCCGCTGGCAAGAGGCTATGCGGTCAAATATTCCGATGAATGGTGCGACACCTGTGTTTCCGCGGCTGCTATCAAGGCGGGGATGGTTGATTTAATCGGAACGGAATGCGGCTGTGAAAGACATGTGGATATTTTCAAGAAAAAAGGGATCTGGATCGAAGACGGGAGCATTGTGCCAAGACGCGGAGATATCATCATGTACAACTGGGATCAGGGCTATCAGCCTAATAACGGAGGCTCGGATCACATCGGCGTTGTGGTATCTGTAAGCGGAGGAACGATTACCGTCATTGAAGGGAATAAAAGCGAGGCGGTCGGTTACAGAAAAATCCCGGTAGGATGGGGATATATCAGAGGTTACGCAAGACCGAGATACGAAAGCGGAGGCTCAATTTCTGCTCCTGAAAAAACGGTAGACGAACTTGCAAGAGAGGTCTTGCAGGGGAAATGGGGTAACGGCGATGAAAGAGCAGTAAGACTAAAAAACGCCGGATACAGCTACGATGCGGTGCAGAAAAGAGTCAATGAACTTTTATCTTCAGGGAAGTCTTTAGACGAACTTGCGAAAGAAGTCATAAACGGTAAATGGGGTAACGGACAGGATCGTGTAAACCGATTAAAAGCCGCAGGCTATGATTACAATGCGGTGCAGAGTAAAGTCAATGCGATTCTTTCCGGGAATAAAAAATCCATAGATACCGTTGCCAGAGAAGTCATCCGAGGCGACTGGGGAAACGGTCAGGAGAGAAAGAGAAGACTTACGAAAGCAGGCTACGATTATGCCCGGGTGCAAAAAAGAGTAAACGAATTGTTATAAGGAAAAGAAGATAAAGCTCATCATGGACGTAAAGTCTGTGGTGGGCTTTATTTTTGAAAAGGAACCTTAAGTTTTTGTTCTCTCGTGAGCTACCTGTAGGAGGTGGTTTCATGACCGGTGAACAGAAAGAGAAAATTATACGCTTCCGCAGCCAAGGATTCGGGTATGCGGAAATTAGCCGTGAGCTTGGAATATCAAGAAACACAGTCAAAAGCTTCTGTCGCAGGAACGGTCTGATGATTTCAGATAATAATCCCGCCCTTGATAAAGACAGGTGCCGAGAGTGCGGAAAGCCAATCATGCAGCAGAAAAAAAAGAAACGGCGGATATTCTGCTGTAAATCTTGCAGAGAGAAGTGGTGGACGCAGCATGCCGGCAGGATAAACCGAAAAGCCGTCTACACATTTACCTGCGCAGGCTGTGGGCGGAGTTTCACAGCATACGGAAACAAGAACCGAAAATACTGCTTCCACAGCTGCTATATTGCAGACAGGTTTGGAGGAGGTGCCTCTGATGAGCGAGAAACAGTTTCAGTCTGAAAAGCTCTACTACATCTCCATATCTATTGCTAAGGCCATGCTTGAAAGGAACGTTATCGACAAGGAAGTATACGCCATAATTGATACAAAACTACTGGAAAAATATCGCCCGATTTCAGCCATGTTATTATCGGGAAAGCCCTTGATATAACTGCCTTTTAGAGCAATATATAGTAGCGGAAGGAGGTGGTTTTATGGCGAAAATCAGCAGAGTCGAGCCGAAAATGCAGGCTCCTGCAAGGAGGCAAAGAGTCGCTGCCTATGCCCGTGTCTCAAAAAGTACAGAACGCCTTATGCACTCCGTTTCCGCACAGGTCAGTTACTACAGCAAGCTGATACAGAGCAATCCCGAATGGGAGTACGCAGGTGTGTACGCCGATTCCGGCATCAGCGGAACAGGCATCAAAGAGCGCGATGAATTCCAAATCATGATCGAGGACTGCGAGGCGGGCAAGATTGATATAGTGCTTACCAAAAGCATTTCAAGGTTCGCCAGAAACACGGTCGATTTGCTTGCCACGGTACGCCATTTGAAAGAAATAGGTGTGGAAGTGCGGTTCGAGAAGGAGCATATTAATTCCTTCTCCGGCGATGGAGAACTTATGATGAGCATAATCGCATCGTTTGCACAAGAAGAGGTACGTTCCACGTCGGAAAACATCAAGTGGGGAATCCGCAAGGGCTACGCCAACGGAATCGATGTGGCGAGAAACAAGAAAGTCTATGGATACCGCCACGATGGCGAAAAGTACGTCATCCAGGAGGACGAAGCAGAGATTGTGCGATTCATGTTTAAGAGTATGGCAGCCGGCATTGCGCCGAATGTCATCATCAAGGAACTGAACGCACGAGGAGCCAAGACGTGGCGCGGATACGATTTCTGCTACGGCAACCTTGGCACGATCCTCCGAAACGAAATCTATATCGGTGACCGCAGAATGCAGAAGTGTTTTGTTGCCGATCCCATCAAGCACAACAAGATTAAGAATCGAGGCGAGCTGCCGCAGTATTACATTTCCAATTGCCACGAACCTATCATCGACCGAAAGACATTTGATAATGTGCAGAAAATATTGAAACAGAGAGCCGAGGCTGTACCGACCTACCCGTTCACGGGGAAAATCAAGTGTGGCATCTGCGGTCATTCGTTTACCCGGAAGAAAGGCAAGGTCAAAGGGAAAACATACATTCATTGGATCTGCCGGGGCAAAAAAGAAGCAGGAATGACCTGCTCCAGCGTGAACTTCTCCGAGGAAGAACTGGAGAAGGTTTCGGCACAGATGATGGGAACGAATGAATTTGAAGGAGATGATTTCGAGAATGACGTAAAACTCATATCAGTTGAGAAAAATGGAGACCTTCGGTTTCAGTTCAAGGACGGCAGCACCAAGGTGTGGAACAACCTGCACCTCCATCCGAAGAGGCATGAAGTAACGGTCACCGACTGCTTTCAAGGTAAAATTGTCTGCGATCACTGCGGGAACACCTACCACAGAGTCGTTTCAGCGAATCGGTGGGTGTATTGGTACTGCATGGGCAAGAAGAAAAAAGCTGTGGAGTGTCACAGTATTAACTACGCTGATTTTCAGCTCAGACGGATTTCGGCAAGCATCCTCAGACTGAAAGATTTCAAGGAATCAGAGTTTGAAAAGAACATAGAAAAAATAGTGGTTCTGGAGGACGGCAGTCTTGAGTACCACTTTTACGAAGGGAGGACGGAAACGTGGCAAAGAACGTGACAACGATACCCGCCACAAGGAACAGGTTCACGGCGTATCCGATAAACAGCAAAAAGAAACGCCGTGTAGCCGGTTATGCCCGTGTCTCCACGGATATGGAGGATCAGCAGACAAGCTACGCCGCACAGTGCGACTACTATACGCAGTACATCCAGAGCCGTGACGATTGGGAATTTGTCGGACTGTATTCTGACGAAGGCATCACGGCTTGTAACACATTCAAGCGCGAGGGCTTCAACAGAATGATTGATGACGCTCTTGCGGGAACAATTGACCTTATAATTACAAAGAGTGTGAGCAGATTTGCAAGGAACACGGTGGACAGCCTTTCAACTATCCGCAAGCTGAAGGATAACGGCTGCGAATGTTATTTTGAAAAAGAAAACATCTGGACTTTTGACGGCAAGGGAGAGCTTCTTTTGACCATCATGTCAAGCCTTGCGCAGGAAGAAAGCCGGAGTATTTCCGAAAATTGTACATGGGGATGGCGTAAACGGTGTGCAGATGGCAAAGTCACCGTTCCTTTCGGTCGATTTCTTGGCTATGACCGTGGTGAGGATGGAAACCTTGTGGTTAATGAAGAACAAGCAAAAATTGTCCGCAAAATCTATGGTTACTTTCTGCAGGGACGATCTCCTTACCAGATTGCCAAATTGCTAACCGAGCAGGGCATCCCAACACCGGGTGGCAAGAAGGTATGGGGTAAAGCTGTGGTAGTCTCCATCCTTACTAATGAGAAATATAAAGGCGATGCCCTTTTACAGAAGGTCTACACCACGGATTTCCTCACCAAGAAGAAAAAGAAGAACGAGGGCGAGGTTCCACAGTATTATGTGGAAGGAAATCACGAAGCAATCATCAGCCCTGCGGTATTTGATCAGGTGCAGATTTTAATGCAAAGTCGTGAGCCGGGAAAGAACCGCAATAGCTGTGTGAGCATCTTTTCTAGCAAAATAAAATGTGGGGACTGTGGTGGCTGGTATGGCTCAAAGGTTTGGCATTCTAATGACAAGTACAGAAAAGTCATCTGGCAGTGCAATCACAAGTTTGACGGCGGAGAGAAATGTACTACGCCGCACTTGGACGAAGATACCATCAAGCAGCTTTTCATAAAAGCTCTGAACATCCTCGGAAAAGAGAGAAACCTCATTATCGC